ACATCTTCAACAGCAAATGATTTATTTTTACCGCCTACTCTAATATTAACAATACCCGCACCTGAAGTGTTAGCCGGTACTTGTCTTGCAAATCCAGCATCTACCATATCTCTTACAACACGGTTAGCGGCAACATTCTTCATACCTAATGTTACGGCTGCTCTTAAATTTTCACCTATACCTGTAATTGGATCAACTATATCTTTATCTTCACTACCTTTAGCTTTTACAAAAATATTTTTACTTAAACTAAGTCCTTTAAAAATTTTTGGTCCCTTTAAATACTGTGTTCCGTCTTCATCAACTCCTATCATTCTATAGAATGGAAAATAATCAGAATTAGCTGTCCATTGTTGAGCAGTATTTTCATCTAAAACACCTGTATCAACTAAAAACTTAACTACGTGTTGATCATACCTATCGTAAGCATCAGACATAGCTTGTAATTCAGGATAATCTTTTAAAGCTTGAGCGGCATCTTTTCTGTCTTGTGCTGTAGTTTTTACCGGTTTTCCCTCTGCATTAAAACGTGTTTCACGTTTAGCTATACGCACAGCTTGAAAAGCCCACATTAATTGAGGATTTTCAAAAGCTGGTGCTAAAAATTCCATAGGAGGTGCAACCGGTTTACCGTCTATAGGTGATATAGTTTCTACACGAATATAACCCTTTTCATCATATACAAATATGCCTTCCATAAAACCAGCTCTGAAAACTTCTCCGGCTCTGTCTGACATCATAAGGGCACTTACAGCAGAAACATCCGCAGTAAGCATTTCTTCTTTTTCTCCTCTGGCTCTAGCTGCCGACATTTCAACAGTTTTAAATCTTGCGTATCTATCTACAAGTTGTTCTCTGATAGAGTCTTCTGTCGCATAACCTTTTGCTGTTTGTAAAATTATGCTACCCATACTAGGTGCATCATCAAACGTGTCTCTTATGGTTACTTTTTGTACTAATTTTTCTGTTTTATCGTCTAATTTTTTACCGGAGTTTTTAAACGAGTATTTAGGGTTTAATCTATCTCTTGGTATAAAGGCTAGGGGTTCTTTTAATTCTTGTATGTAAGCCGTTCTAATGGCTTCAGGAGAGGCATTTAAATTGAATTTAGGAGTAAGGTTTGCTCTTACAAGTCTTTCGTTGATGCCTTTAGCACCTTCGATAGCTTCTTGTAGGTTTACTACTTCTGAGGAAACAGCTTCTGGTTCATTAATTTGGCTGCTTTCTCGGAGTATTCGTCTGACTTGAGATTCTCTTCCTCCGAAAAGAGAGGTAGGGAGAATCCCAGAGTCTTGTCTGATGATTTGTTGATTTTTTCCGCCATTGTTATCTATCCATGCAAAACCGTCTGTTACATATTTTACCCTATGAAACGTATCAATAGGAGTGTTTTTTGTTTCTTCTAAATATATAGGAGGTACTAACCTTCCAGTCTTAGCAAAACGTTCATACATTCTGCCTAATGCCACTCTGTAATCAACATCTACTAAAACAGTTTTTACGTTATATCCATTCTCCTGTAATTCTTGTATTGTATTTTGTATTTTTTTCCTTTTAGAAAATCCTCCTACTCTGGGTAAGAGTATGTTTTTACCTTCCTTTAAAAACTCTTGTATTACATTGTCTGTTAACATTGAAGCTTCAGTATGAGTAGCATTAGCACCTATTCCTCCGTCATACTCTGGAATTATTGCTTTTGCATCATCACTATCAGCTATGGCTAAATCATAATTTTTTGCTATTTCTTCTGCAAAGAAAGATTTACCAGACGCAGGTGGTCCCAATATTATGTAAGCTTGTCGACCATTAGGTATTGGATTTCTACTGTAACTTTCAGCTTTTTCTTTTAATACTTGTGTAGCTTTACGTACTCCTCTTATTTTTTTGCCATTTACTATAAACTCTCTTTTATTCAAATAGTTATTATTTAAATACCACCTTTCGCCATATTGAGTTAAATACTTGTCTACTGTTGTTTGTAACTCAGACATTCTATTCATACCCTCTAAAGATGCCGGATGCTCGGAGAGTTCTAATATGTTAGTTCCCGCATTTAAAAGTTCTAATAAATCTTTTTTAGCATTTGCAAACGCTATATTATCTAAAGGTGCAGACAACTTGAGTTTTTTTCCTAATGTTCTTTGCTCTAAATCCGCTTGTCCTTCCATATAGATAGGCTCGTTGTATCTACGCAAGTTATCTTTTATTTGTTTACCTCTGCTACCTTTAGGAGTTAAAAACTCCATAGCAGACATTTTGTATTTAGGCTTTAAGGGACCTAAATTAACTGTTCTTCTTTTTATAGGTTGAGGAGGTGTTTCGGCTTGATACGATATATCTTGTTTAGGTGCTACAGCTAAAGCGTTTGTTCCTACTAATAGATAATCAGTAGAGGTAAGAGAAGGCTGTGCAAAAACAGGCGGTTGAAATCCAAACATAACATCTTTATCTAACATTACCTTTTCTTTTTCTATGGTGTATTCTGTAATTTGTTTGTTGTCACCAAAAATTTCAAAAGGTGTATCTACAAATTCATTAGCTATTTTGACAGCTTCTTCTAAATTATTAGTAACTACTGTAGATGTCCCTTTCGCTCTATCTCCTACTACATACACCGGAAATGTATCAGGATAATTTTTTTTCTTTAATGTGTTTTGGGTCATTTGAAACAGTTGTGATTGTGTTTCACCTATTTCATAATTATCGACTGACCTTCCTAATCTTCTAATAACGTTACTATTGTTTATTATTTCTCTTGCAAATATATTCTGACTTATTTGATTTATATCATTTCCGTATTCTTCATTTCTGGCACCTAATATAAACTCTTGAGTTAAAGTTGTAGGTCTTTGTTGTACATTTGCTATTTTGTATTTTAAATTAGGAGCGTCCTGAAGGGGTCTCTTGAAGTCGGGAGATGCTCTATCAGCAGCATCAGGAAAGTATTCATTACCTATACTTGTTTCAGTAATTCTTAGAAGATCAGCAAACTCACTAGCCAATATTCTATTTGTTCTTACAACAGGTGTTTGTACTTCGTAATTTCTAGTAGGTGTTCCAAATTCGTCTACACCAATTACCTCAACAGATTGTTTGGTATCACCATACCTCTCTCTGATTCCTATCTCTCCACCTATAAGCTTATCAAAAACATCTTCGTAAGTACGATAGCCTAATTCGTTCAAACCATTATTTATACTGGTAAAAAACTTTTTAGTTCTTTCCATTAAACTTCGAGGGTTACCAGATATTTTTTTGTTTTCTATGTAATCTTCAAACAATAAAGCATTAGCCTCTTCTAATAAATCTACAGAATTTAAGTTTTGATTATCTAAAGTATTGTACCTATACTCTACAGCTTCAAGATATGTAGGCATTCTGCCTAACTCTTCTTTTAAAATATTTAACTGTTCTTTACCTAATACTTCTGTTGCTGTTTTATTATTTAATTCATTATTCCTAACATAGTTATCTAAATTTGCTCTTTCTTGTGGAGAAAATAAATCTAAAAATACAGCAGCATGAAACAACTCATGTCCCATAGTCTTAGAAAGATTATCTAAAACTTCTTGTTCTGTTGTAGTGCCTTCTTTTGCTTTAGCAACACTCAAAAATACTTCTGACCAAACAGGATCAAATTGCCCTTCTGCATCAGGATTAGCTTGTCCTACTCTAGTTTGTATAGCTTTATCTAATCTTACAGATACTTCAGGTAAATTCATCTTTTCAAAAGATGCACCTAATAAGTTACGAAACTTTTGTATATCTTTAAGTTCTTGTTTAACTTCGGGGTCGTTCTGTATTTTAGATTGCTCTACACTATTAAGTGTCCACTCACCATTAGCATTAAATTTATATTTACTGCCTTTTTGATCAACTATACCAGCAGAAACAAGGTCTTGACGTAACCTAGTAGCTACACGTTTGTCTGCTAAGTTATTAGGATTTAATCCTAAAGCTGTGACTATATTAGGTATGGTGGGTGCAGAGCCTGTATTTAAAACTTCTACAACTTGATTGTATTCGTTTAATGTATAAGGACGGGGTGAAAAGTCAGGTAAAGTAATAGTATTACTTTCATGTGCGGGTAAGGTGCTTAAAAAAGAATAAACTAATCTTTTTTGTTGACCATTAAGTTTATTGAAATTTGGTTGACCTGTTAAACGTAATGACAAAGATTTAAATCCATTTGATTTAGTATCTATGTTTACATTTAATTTTTTGCCAAGATTTTCTAACATCTTGACTGTTACGTTAGTAGGAAGGTTTTTAGTGAATCCGGCTTCTTCGTAAAGTCTTTTTGCTTTTACATCTAATAATCTATTAATATCAGCATCAGGCAATACACCTTGCAAAGATAATACATCTATTCCGGTAGTATCTCTGCCTACAGCATTAATTAATCTTTCATAAGCAGCAGAATTTACATTAGGAGATGCTTCAACATCTCTTATATCAACTTGTCCAAAATAAGGATTTAATACAGCATTACCTAACTTGTTTACAAAAGGATTTGTTTCAGAGTCTGCATTAAGACCCTGCATGGTAGCAAAATTACTTTTTAGTTCATTTGAGTAATTAGCCCCACTTATTAAATTTAAAACTCCTGACACTCCTACAGCTTCTTCTTGTGTGTTAAAAGTGTTTCCTATTACTTCTTGATAAGTATCTGTAATTGCAAAGCTGCCTTGTCCGTCAGGTTGCACAAAAAACTGATTAGGTGCTACAACATCACTATCTGTATCAGCAAATGTATTTATTTTTCCTTGATTTTCTTGGTAGGTCTTAAAAGCTTCATTAAAGAAAGGTATACCTGTATCGTAAATTTTATTGCCGTCTGCAATTTGCACTTCACCTGCTAATTCTCCTAATCCTACTTGTTTCGCTTGTTCTTTAATAACTTGTATTTCTTCGGTGGTGCGTTTAAAGTTTTCTTCTTTAGCAGCCGTCATACCTTTTACTTCTTGGTTAGCACTTATACCTCCTAAAATAGCATCAGCAGGAACAAACACAGCTTCACCTAATGTTTCTGCAAGAACCTCACCGTAAGATATTCTTTCACCGTCTTCTAAAGTAGCTAACTGTGCAAAATATTCAGCACCACCCGGCAATCCCATCTGCAAAGGTGTTTGTGCTGCTATATTATAACTTTGCCTTACATAAGGATTTACGGCAGTACCAGTAGGACCCTTAACAAAAGGTAAAACTGAACGATTAGCACTTGTTATAACAGACGGTGCAATAATTCTAGTTGCTATACCACCAGTTATACCATCAATAGTACCAATTATTGCTCCTCTTTTAAGACCAAAATCATGTGCTTCTTCTATTAACTTGTCATTAGACATAATAGTTTTTATAGATTCAGGATTAGTCATATCTAATCCTTGTGAACGTAAGTATTCATGCACAGAATGACTGTATTCTATAGAACCTGACATACTACCGGTGCCTGTTACTTGTCCAGCAATTTGTGGTATTGCACCAAATGTTCTTAAAGCAGCACCTATACCTAAACTTGTTCCTGCAATTAACGCTGAAGCTGAACCAGAACGACCAACTACATCACCTAAAAAGTCTAATTTTTGACTTAAATCTAAATCATTAAAAAATGCACCTAATGCTCTAGGATTTTCACCGTGACCCTCTTGCATAACCCACTTAAAAGCGTCACTAAGTTCTACTTCATTTATAGATTTTTGTAATGTATCAAAAGTATTTAAAGTATCTTTATTAAACTGTATAAGTCCTTTTTCTGCTTTTTCATCAGTTTCGTACATTTGTGCAGAAATAGGCTGCCCCGGAAACATCTCTTGAATCTGTCCGGATTTTCCCGTCCCATACAGCATAATATGCAAGTCTTGTTTTCTTTTTACTTCATCAGGACTAAGAGTTTGATTTTTTTCTTTGTCTAAAAGTGTGTTGTATTCATTATTAACTTGTTCTTCTTCTAATAAAGACTCATATACTTTCTGTTTATCTATATTAGTTAAAGCTTCTTGTTCAAAACCAGCTACAAATTGTTGACCTATTGAATCACCTTCGCTACGTGCTTCTTCAGGACGTAATTTAGGTGCAATAGATGCGTAAGGATTTTCTATAGTAAGAGGGGGTTCTTCTGTGGTTTCTGTTACAACAGGTGTGGTCGCTACAGTTTCTTCTTCAACTGTAGGAGGTATGAATTTTGTTTCAAAACTTTGTATTCGTTCTTGTATTTCTTCTTCAGTTAAATCATCTGGCAAAGATAAAAACGATCCGTCAGACAGCAAATAGTCCATTTTAGAACCTACTGCTCATATCAATCATAGGTGGGTCTTCAGGTAATGCAGGTATTTGTCCTCCACTATATTGCATAGAAATACCTAATTTTTTAGCTTCTTCTGCTATATATTCTGCTCTTCTTTTCTCTCTTATTTGTGTTTCATTTAAACCTTCATATCCGGGCTCTAGTCCTTGCTTCGCCCTATCTACAAATCGTTCATGTTCAACAGTTTCTATTCGTCCTGTTACTGCTTCGTTTAACTCTTCTTTCAAGTCAACATCTGCTGCTTGTTCACCTCTAGTTATAGTGCCGTAGCCTATAAGTTCACCTGATTTGTTATATGCTTGTTGATTAGGTTTATAGCCTGTTATAGTTCCCTTTTCATTTCTTATAGGTGTTCCGTACATATCAGGTATATCTCTAGCTAAAGCCTGTGCTAATGCTTCATTAGCTTGAGGTTTAGAACCCATTCTTTCGTAATAATCACCTAACTTTTTGGCTTGTTCTGATTTATATGCAAGTTCAGCTATTTTAGTTTCTCTTGCCCTGTCTGTTTTAGCTATATCTGCTTCCATTTTAGCTTGTGTTAAAGCATCTTTGTCAGCAGCAGCTAATGTTTTAGCAGCACCTTCGATTACAGGATTTAAACTTTGTTGCAGTTGTTGTGGTGTAGCAGATGTTCCTACAGCTAATCCTGCTCTTACTAAATCAAGCCCTTGTCTTGAACGTCTTCTTTTTTCTTGTTCTTCAGGATCAAAATAACCTCTCATTAAACTTTGATAATCTAACTCAGCTTGTGTAGGTTGCATTCTTTCTGCATAGAAATCATAAAATTCACCTACGCCGGTAGGATTATAAAAATTAAATGGTACTTGTTGTCCGGGTGCCATTTCTACAATTCCACCACCGCTATAACCCATGTTCTCTACTACTTCAGGTGCAACTTTAGCTAATGCTTCTAAACCTTTATTGGGTAGGTCTTTACCTTCTTTCATGCCTACCATGTTACTTGGCATCATTTGTCCTATACCCTGATCACCTACAGGCATCATAGGTGTGTTTTGTGGCATACCTTGCATATTCATCATAGGAGCAGGTGTCATACCACCAAGACCTTGATTCATCATACCCATATTAGCTTCATTTACTATTCTGTCAGCTACAGTATTATCTTTGTTATAAGATGCCATACGTCCTGCGTGGTCTTCTCTCATGTCTTTACGGCGTTTTAACTCAGATATAACTAAATATTGCGGATAAGCACCTGTTTGCATAGATTGCATAAGTGCTGAATCTGGTAATGATTTAATGTCGTCTTCTATTTGTAGTATGTTCATTTGTTACCTTTTAAATATTGAACGTTCAATGTTTAATTTCCCATTCCCCCTAAAGCTTGATATATACCTAAACCACCCAATCCTAATCCTAACATTGTTGATGCAGCAGATGGAGTAGGTTGATAACTAGAAACCTGTTGTCCCGGAGTTATAGGCATACCTCGTAAAGCTTGTTGATAAAAAGAAATATTTTGTCTAGGAAATGCAAGTTGATCTTGAAACTCTTGATAACCCATGTCGTATATTTGTTGTTGCATAGCTTGTCTAGCCGTACCGGCTTGTCCTAACTGATCAAGTCTAGCTATTTCTGCTGCTTGTCTATTAAAACCTAAATCAGCTAGTGCACCGGCAGCACCTAATTGTTGTGCTCTAGTAGCTTGATCTGTTCCTATACCTGCAAATCTCGCTGCTCTATCAGCTTCAAATGCACTTCGTCCTTGATCATAAGCCTCTAAAGAACCTACAGCTTGTATATCTGCTATCTGTTTGGTCAGTGCATTTTCTCTTTCAGATTGCATTATTGCTTCTCTATATCCACCTAATCCTCCTGAAGCTGCTGCATCTTGTGCTATTAAGTTCGACTGTCTTAACGATTGTTCTCTGGCTGCTTCTTTTGCCATATCTGTGACTGCTTGTTGATATGGATTCATATAAGCTTGCACATTGCCGTAAACAGGGTTACCTGCTGCATCTGTGCCGGTTACTTGATTATATGTACTTCGAGCAACTCCTTGTCCTGAACCTATAGCCGGAACCATAGTTCCTTCGGGAGTCATCATTTGATTCCTAGCTAAGTTAGTCATAACGTCACTTGCAGGAGTTATTTGTGTAGGATCACCTGCTACAGCTAACCCTGCTTTTCCTGTCATAGCTAGTTCTTGCTCTGGACTAAATGTAGCAAGTCTTTGACCTTCATAAGTAGTATATGGAACAAGAGATTCTGTCTCTGCTCTTTGCATAAGCCTAGTTATATATGGCTCTGCATATTCAGGTAAATTAGTCTGTGTTACTGTTGATGTGGTCTCTTGAACACCACCTCCGCCTCCGCCTTTACTCATTGTCAAACCTCTTTTCAAATACCGTATAAGCCTTCTTCCAATTTGATCTGCTTAACCATTTCCAAAATCCGAACCTAGCTGTGCCTTCTATTCCATCGCAACCTGAGTCTTTTGCCCAAGCTTCGAGTTTCATACAAAGTAACCAAGCCCACTCTTTAAACTCATCTCCACCTATATATTGTATCGCACACATTAAACTAGCAGGGTATCTAATAAATTGTGTAGTAGCCACACCTAATACTTTATTGTCTCTGTCTAATGTTACCCATAACTGCTGTTCATCATTCATTAAAGCTTCATAGACATAATCTATAGTCCACCTACCACCAGAACGACTAACTGCTTTTTCTAAATGAGGTTTTGCATCATCCCATACTGTATACAGTAAATTTATAGGTATTAGACTAATTATGTAGTCAGGATAGTCCTGTTTTATTTCTACGTAATTAGTATCAGATTCATCGTAATTATTTACATCAAACATATTCATATTAACCTACCATAACCTTTTTATCGTTTAGTGGACTAGCTTGTTTTGTAGTTCCTGTTTTTTCTACTCTAACTTTATCAAGCATATTATCAAGCTTGTCGGAACCTTCATTAGAGTTACCATCTCCTAACATAGAAACAACATCTGCAGGGATTATGTACTCACCGGGCGACACAGCAACACCTTGTTGATTACCAATCATGCCCATAATATTATCTTCCATACCTCCACCCATGCCTTGTATTAAGCCTTGTGTTTGTGCGTTAGGAACCTGCTCTCTTAAAATAGTATCTCTAGCTTGTAAAAAAGCATCTACACCAAACTGTTCTATATAAGCTTGTATTACTCTGTCTGGATTAGGATGATTACCTAAAACTGCTTCTCTTATTTCTTGTTGCAAAGATATTTCTCTGCTCATATCAGGTACGTTCATACCTGCTGCCATACCAGTGACATTTCCAATATCAATATTACCTGTTACATAAAGAGGATCATCTTGTTTATCTTCTTCTTTTTTATCTTCTTCTTTATTTTCAGATTCAGCTTCTTTAGCTTCTTCAGCTTCTTTAGCTTCTAAATAAGCTAAATATTCTTCATAAGTTTGTTCTTTTAATCTTTGATAATCGGCAGAAGGTATATCGCCTCTAGCCAAAGCATCAGCTAATGCTTGTTGATAAGCAGTTCTTTTAGCTGCTTGTTCAGTTGGGTTTAATGTTTTGTAAATCGGTCCTGCATAAGCTACAGCAGGGTCTCTTTCATATTTACCACGATAAGATTCATCATCTGCATACATTCCTACTCCGGAATAACTTATATTGCCAATTTCAGGTATATTTAAAACTGAATAACCATTATTTAATTCTATGACACTACCATCCATAGGATTTTTAAATGCACCTAAATCACTAATTTCTGTTCTTGATCCATCTACTCCTATTAATGTTCCTCTTGTAGCTATACGTCTTTCGCCGGGATATAAATTATCTCCATCTTCAACATAACCTAATAATGGGTCTGTATTAGTATAAGTATAAGTACCGTCTGTTAATGATCCTTTTTTGCCATAACCTGTTGTACCTACTATTACAGTATCATCATCAGAAGCAGCTAGTTCAGCAGCATTATTAGCAGTAGCAACCATAATATCTTCTTTAGGAACTCCTGATTCAACTGCTGCATCATAAGCTTCAAGTTGTGCTGCTTCTGCTGCTGCATTTAATAATGTTTCTCTATTAGCTTCTACCATAGACATAGCAGATGATGGATCACCTAGATAAGGATTTCTACCTCCTTTTCCTCCACCTGAACCAAATCCATATACAGATTCTGTATATTCATCACTACTAGGGTCTACATATCCTTCGTCACCGGGTTGTTTTTCTTCACCTGTTATTGGATCAGTATTACTAGTTACAACTACATCTTTAGTATATGGTGCATTAGAAACAGTTGTTGTTGTACCATCTTCATAAATTACAGTAGATGTGCCATCATTATTATCAATAACTGTACTGCCGGGATTATTAGTTAGGTCACTATCTGTTCTATTAGTTTTACCTGCACCAGTATCGTACTCTGTGCCTGTATTTTTATAAGTATTAGCATCTGTTTGTACTTTATTAGGATTGTTTTGCGTTTGATCTTGAACAACGTCAGAACCATAAGCAACAAATTGACCACCTATACCCTGTGCTGTTTCTAAACCTACATTACGATAAGGACTTAATAATTGTGTTGTTGTTGGCAAACCAGCATTATAAGCATCTTGCACTCTGCTAAGTACACTTCCAACAGGAACAGCATCATAATTGTAATCAGGTAATACCATAGGTTGATAAGTGCTAGGTATTAAAGGAGGAGGTGTAAATTCTTGTGTTTCTCCGGCTGCTGCTTGTGCTGCACTTATAGCAGATGCAGGTATTACTCTATCTGGAAAAAAATTAAATTCAGCATCTATTCCCGGCATATAAGTGTTTGTAGGTCTAAATTGTCCTTCTGGACCTTTTATTCCTCCACCTTCTTGATAACTAGGAATTTGACCACCTTCAGCAGAAAAATATTGTGCATAAGGATTTCTTGAATGTATTACTTCAGGATATTTTGCAAACATCTCTTTCTTTTTCTTTTCTCTTTCTGCTCTCATCATGTCCATATCTTGCAGGTATCTATCCTGTGCATTTTGTGCAGCTAAAGAACCACCACCTAAAGCTATGGGTAAATAGTTGTCAGCAACTGCTTGTACGGTATCGCCAGAAACAAAGTTAGATGCTAGGTTACCTAATCTTTCTGTCCCAGACATATTTTCGTATGCAAAATTTAAAGAATCTGCTGTTTTACCTGCTACATCTTTTAATTGAACACCTGTTAGTCCTTTGTTTGCAGCTTGTTGTCTTGCTGTTTCAGCTATACGTTTAGATAGTTCTTGGTCCAATGTGCTACCTGCAACATTTGCTGCTACTTCTGCTTGCTGTACGGCTTGCTGTGCAGCTAAATCCATATTTTGATTTAAAGCTTGTTGTGTAAAGCCTTCTGAAATCATTTCTTCACCACTTCCTGTAGCGACATTACCCATAATTTCTCCTACTCCATATCCTAATACAGCAGATGCAATACCTTTTTCTAAATCACCTGTTTCTACATACGTGCCTAGTCCTGAACCTAAAGCTGCACCACCGGCTGCTCCTACAAGACCTTGACCTAATAAATTAGGAAAAAATGCTCCTCCTAATAAACTACCTAATATAGCCCCTACAAAGGCTTCAGGTTGTCCAGTTTCAGGATTTATAGTTATAGGCATAATAGAGGCTAATCCAGCTACTTCTTGTGGATTTACGTGCATAAGCATAGTGTCGCCATAACGACCCATTTTTGCTAATTCTGCTGCTTGTTTTCTAGCATCCATATTATCTTTCCTCTTTTGTTTCACAGCCAAACATATTAAAACTCATATCTACTGCACTCGTATATACTTTTACAACATCTGTTTGATTTAATGTTATACCTAAAACTATAGCTAATGAATCATTAGCTGATACAGATTTGTCGTAATATAAAAATTGTTTATCATCAGCCGTAGCACCGCCTACGTGTACGCTTAATCTAAATGTTATTGCTGATCCTGTTCTGTTAGCTGCTACTATTGAACTTACAGTAGTTTGTGTCATATCAGGCACAGTATATAAGGTTGTAATTGTAGTAGCTGCGGGATCAACTTGTCCTAAAACTTTTAGAGTATCAGCCATGTTTCATCCCCATAAGTAAAAATTGATGTCTTTTAATTGATTTACTAGGAATGCTTTCTTGCATTCTTTTTAATAAAAATACTTCTCTTTCTAAAAATTGTATAGATTTTACTAACTGGTCTCTTGTTATTTCTTCGTTAACATAATCATAAACAGCAGGTGCTATAGGTAAAGTAGTAGGTGTTTTTTGACTCATTATTTTTTACCGTCCTGTCTCATTTCTAATCTAAATGAACCTAATCTCCATCCATAACCTAAACCAGAACTTTGAAACCTTAATATTGCTTGTCTTGTTCTTGCTCTTATAAAAGCTTGTTGTGTTGTAGAATTTATAGAACTTGTAGATAAAGTTGTAGGGGTATCAAGCGGATAATCTACACCTTTTACTAAAACGTCTAATGTATCATCAGTTCCTGTTTGTCCTTTAAAAGTTAAATCCGGAATAATTTTAGAAACAAACATATAGTGTTCACCGTCTGGCTCTAAATCAAAATCAGAAGTTTCTACAAAAGCATTCATAATAGAACCATCAGCATCATTTCCTACCTCATGGTTATACAAATAATTATTATTAGTAGTGTCGTTTTTGCTTGCTGCAACTGGGAAATCTAAAGAATTTGCTTCTATCCAAGCTGTTCTAGTAAAACCATCATCGGTTGTGCCTATACTCCAAGTATTTTCTAAATAATTAAAAATTACATATCTGTTTAATTCACTTGAATCCGCAGATGGGTAAAACCACATAATTTCATTTTGATCTACATTTGACGTACCAAAAATTTTAAAAGACTGACCTAAATTAATATCAGAAAATATATAGTCTCTTACTGCACACGGTAAAGTTTGAACACTACCTGCATAAATATAAAAACTTCCCCTATCCATAAAAAACACTTTGTTATCAGCATTTATAGCTGCATTCGGTGAAATCATGGAGGGACCTTGCATAATTTCAGAAAATGTAAATATAAAAGGAGCACCACTATATTGCATAGAATGCAATCCATTGTCTGTCCAAATTAAAATTTCTTGTCTAGTTCTTAGGGCACCAATTATAGTTGATCCACTTGATAATCTAGTGCCTCCGGCTGTATTAGTAGAAGTTGGTGTCCAATCTATTGAACTTTCTTGATCAGACCATCTGACAAATAATGGATCAGAAGTTGTAGAACCTATTGGATTAGCACCAAAACAAATTATATGTCTATCAATATCAGAAACCATTATTTGTAATACTGCTGTTGGTGGATTACTAGCTCCTGATAAATCAGAAAATGACACAGCACGAGTAGATGTGCCTCCACTTTCGTCCCATAAAAATATTCCGCCACCTCTTACACAAGTTATAAGATCATCACCAAAATTATCTTGCGACCATAATCTTAATTGATTGACTGAATCAATAGCACTTGTTGATCCCCAACCTCCTGCACCCCAAGTATCTATACCCCATCCTGTTCCTTTTACAAAAGTATCTAGTCCTACATTTATTTCATAAGAACCATCTACACCAGAACCTCCATTACCTGTGTCGCTAGAGTTTGCAGTAACTGTAGTTCCTGAAGTATCTTTAGCAGTTATTTCATAAGTATTAGCAGTCAGAACTTTATCTATTATGTATTCTTGATTTAAAACAGCAGCAGTTACGTTACCACCTAAAGAAACAGCTTGGGCAAAAGTTACAGTATCTCCTGTTACTGCTCCATGTGATGAATCTGTTACTACGACTGTTGATGAACCATCAGTTGCAGCAAAAGTTATAGAATTAGTTGATGTTTTTCTTATAGGTGTAATATTGTTAAAAGTAGTTCCTTCTTTAACATATAGTTTTGTATGCGTTCCTACACCTATGTAATCTGTTTGCCCTTGATCTCTATATGAATGCAAACTTCTACAAGTACCTAAAAAACTACTACTTGATGTTTTTTCCCATCCACCTATTTTTTCAGGTCTACCGCTTCTAAATCTTACTTTATCAGCATTAAAATAGCCTCCTTCTTCAGAATAAGAAGTACCTTCTCTATTTATGCCGGGACGAAAAACATATTTTTTTAACATTATTCTTCTAAAACTCTATCTCTTAATCTTACTGCTCTAGCACCTACTTGATTAGCCCATTTACTATCCATCATTTCTTCTGATGCTGTTTCAAAGTCTCCTGCTTTCATAGCTGCTAAAAATTTTTTAAAGTTTTTTAATCTAGGTAATCCTAAATTAAATGCCATATTAGCCATAACTCTTTGCTTGTTATCATCTAAATCTTTCCACCAAGGCAAATTTTTATCTAATTCTTTACACACAATATCTATATCAGCGTTCAAACATTCATATATTCTTTCTTCTGATATAGGAGTTCCCATAGGCAAACCCCACTCTTTATCTTTTTCTGTCAATAAATGTCCTACACCCAAAGTAGGATAACCTAAATGATCTCTATATATTTCATACATAAAGCCTTCATCCATTATTATTTCTTTTACTAATTTATCTCTATCCATAATATATAAAACCTTCCCCTATCAAAACAGAACAGGAGCAGACTTGCTCTAAATTAATAGGGGTCGGCTAATCTTGTTTCTGTGATGCACCGAAATAAAAACTTATAACAGCACTAGCCAAACCACCTAAATAACCTAAAACTAAATTAATTAACGCTTCGCTATTTTGTTCTGGTGGTTGTAAGGTTACTAAAAATATATATGCTAAAAAACCACCTACTGTAGCTATACCCATAATTCTAGCTGTCCAATCTTTACCAAATTTACCTCTAGCATCTTGTTTATCAGCAGTTTCTAGTTTAAATACATCTACTTCTAATTCTTTCATCTGAACCTCAAAAGCTTGTTCTGCTTTTTTTAATTCTAACATTTGCTCCGGAGATGCCGACTCAATAGCTTTTTCTATAGACTTAGAATCATTTTTACATCCTAAAACTTCAGAAATCATATTGGCAGCCATACCGCCCATAGGTCCACCTAATGCAGTACCTAAAGTTGGTGCTACTGCACCTACAACACTTTTTAACAAATCTTTCATTTCTACTCCCATGTATAAACTTGTAAGGGTTTTGCTTTACCTTTAACCTCTATAGGGTCTAATAATTTCATAGCAAATTTACTATGTTTTGCAGTTTCCTCACCTATTAAAACACCAACACCCGCAACTTTTGTACTAGATTCTAATCTAGCAGCAACATTGCAAGGGTCACCAATTAAACTAAATGCAAACCTGTCTGTAGCACCAAAATTTCCTGCTATACAAACTCCACTATTAACACCTATGCCTATAGCTACTTCAGGTATACCTTCTTCTTTAAACTTTAAGTTAAGCTTATCTATATTACTTTCTATTTCTTTAGCGGCTTGTAATGCTAAATTATGATGATCATCTTGTGGAATTATAGTATTCCAATGAAACATACCTGCATCGCCTATAAATTTATCTGTGCATCCAAAATATTTATTAGCTGCTTCTACTTGTGCATCTAATACTGCATTCATAATATACGTAACCATTTCTGGTTCTACTGACTCTGATAAGCTAGTAAATCCTCTAAGGTCTGTAAATATAATAGAACAATCTACTCTTTTACCATTTACCTGACAAAGTTCAGGATTATCTTGCAATTTTTTGACCATTCTTGGATCAAGATATTTACCAAACTGTCCTTTAATTTGTTGCCTTAATTTGTATTGTTCTCTAAATCTAAGATAGAAAGCAGTTGAGGCACTTATAAACTGAGATAACAAAGACCAAGTAACATCTATTAATAAACCATTTTGTATTAAATAGTAACCACTTAAAGCAGTTCCCATTATTACTAAGCTAGAAGCAGATATTCCGAAAGTAATTCCTAGAACATTAATCAAACTTATAACTAAACAAAGTGATATAAATGTAAACAATAATTCTACTAACAAAGAATAATCAGGAATATAAGGACTATTTTCTATTAATATAGATTCTGCTAAAGCTGCTTGTATTTTATGAGGTTCTAAAAGTTTATTATTAGGAACTGCAATTTGTGGCATTATTCCTTTTGCTGTAAATCCTACAAAAACAAATTTATTTTCTACATCCATTTCAGCAAGATTGGTTTGTGGTGTATCAACCCAACTTATCCATTTTCTACCAAGGCTATCTACCTTAACAGGAGGCAAGCCCCTAACTCTTATTTCTTCTATACCATTATCATTAGTTTTAATAACATAGGTATCTGCACCAGCTAATACCTTTAAAACTTCAGTTCCGTAAGATGCTACCCAACCGTCATTAGTTCTCATTAATAACGGCAGTCTTCTCACTAAATTATCAACTTCTGTTCTTGCTACTGCTAAACCTTGACTTGAATTTTGTTTTAAAACTTTTATATTTTGTATAACGCCTTGAGCCTTAATACCACCTATATCATTTCCTAATATGACTGTGCCTGTTGTAGGTGGATATTCTCCTTTTCCCTCAAACATTGCTAATACACTAGGAGAAAAAGACAACGCTTCTGAAAATTCAAAGTCACCTCCAAATCTATCAGGCTGTGGAAAAGCTATAACCCATCCAACTCCTATAGCACCTTTACGTAAAAGATTTATTTGTATTTGTGCTAGTGTTTGTCTTGATAAAGGATAACCTCCTTCTCTAGCTATATCTTCTTCTGTGATATTTAAAATCGTAAAATAATCTGAAGGTTCTTGTTGTGTAACAAAAGCATCAAAAGTTTTTAATTTTAATATTTGATAAGCTGAAGGTTGAAAAATATATACGCTACATAAAGCAAAAATTAATAATAAATAAATATTAAGATTTTTCATCCTGAACCCTGTTTAACATTTATTGTTGTACTAGAGCCACCGTTAACTTTTATGGTATTAGCAACACCGTCTTGCATTAAGTAAATAGTATAGGCATCAGAACCATCTACATTTAGCTTTACACTTTGACTTACAGATCGTGTGAAAGTTATATTTCTGCCAGAAACTATTGTTGTGATCTGTGTATCTTTATCCTGTCCTATCTCTGTTCCAACTATACGAATACCTACACCACCTTGTTTTAGAGCATCTTCTTCTTTTGATATAGCTAGTGCGTCTATGACATTTAATAAGTCCTCTAAGAAATTAGTAGCCAACATATCTATGTCTAGTTCAGTAAATTCTAGTTCTTCTTCTGCATCTAAAAAATCTTCTGCTAGATAATCAATATCCAGATCATCAAACTCTAAATAATCTGCTGTAGTTTGTGTTTGTGTTTCTTCTTGTTGTTCTTTTATTTCTTCTGGTGGATTTACGATAAGTAAATTATCTATAAATTCTAAAGATATATCTAAGGTTATAGGTTTAGTAGGATTACTTTCGTAAACAGATACAGTTGTAGCTTGATAAGGTTTATTTAAAGTTACACTACCTAAACCTGTTGATACTATTATTTCACCGCTAGATATACCGTTTTCATCTGGTAATAAAATTACAAGACTTCTACCTAACTCATCTACTGTACAGGTAAAATCCGTCCCACGAATTGCAATTTGGGCTGTTGGTGTACGTATAGATATATTGCTCTTGTTGTTAAATTTACCTGTTATAAAACGTGCTGTACCACTAGCAAACTTTAATGCCATCTTTGATTTTGATGGATCAGGATCGTAAATGTACTCGTCTATAACAAGTTTAGAATGTTCTGTAAGTTTTACCGTAGAAGCATCTTCAAAAGTTATTGCCACTCTGCCCGTTTCTGTACGGACATCATCCATTTGTTGTATGTTGAACTCTAATTCAGCATCATACGGCACATCTCTGAGAACTTGTGCATTTCCTCTGAGTTCTGATACTAAACCTATGTTAGCAGACGAATGAAGTAGTTGCGTCTGACTGAGTAACACAGACAGTACCACTAGAGCCCGCAGATGTAATTTTAAGCCAGTCATTATCAGATGTTGACTCCTGATCTATATTAAAAGTCCTACTACCTCCGACATGAGTTAGATGAAAATATCCACCTGCATATCCATCACCATCATAAGTTACCGTATTATCGTTACCGTCTATGTTCATATAATTAGTAGCACCATCTACATCTATAGATGCAGTTATACTGTTGCTACCACCTTGTATAGTCCAATCTAAGTCTAGGTTAGCTGCTAGTGCTGTCATAGCGTGATTGAGTGTCATTGTGTTCGTATTACCAGTGACTTGTACGTTTACGTTAGAACCATCGGCACCTGTAGCATTTGTTTCGTCTGTACTCATATTAAACGTATTTGTGTCGCCTATAAAAGAAAAGTAACCCGTATAGTTGTCTGCCCATATATCGCCTAAGAATTTATTCGTGTTACCTTTTTGTAAGACATCCAATGTCATAGTTCCGCCATCTAAATCTAAAGCGGTCATAGAACCTGCTGCTGCATCAGAACCACCAATAATGTTACCACTACCGCCTACTTGTTCTATATCTAAATTAGACGTTGCTCCTGATTGATCTATAAATATTTCATTATCAGCCCCGTATAGTGTTGATACACTCATCATCACAACTAGGTTCATTAATGTCAGTATTTTTATTTTGTTTCCAATAGCCTTTTTCATAGCCCTCCTCTATTGTTTGTAAAACTGCTTTCTCTACTGCCATTTGTAAAGCTATATTTATTGATTCATTTTCTACTATACCGCTTTCTATTTCAACTAACTCGGTATTATTTGCATAAAATCTAAACACATCTGAAGATACAGATGCACTTAATATTGTTTTAGTAACTAATACTTCTATTAATATTTTACCTGTTAAAACAGATACAGTTCGTAAAGATATAGTTACAGAATCTTGTCTATATTCTTTAGAGCCACCTATACCTAAATATCTAGCACCAGCACCACCTGATTTAATATTTGTTTCGTAACCTACAACACCACCTTCCATTAATAAACCAGCAAACATTAAAGGTTTTACCTTTTGTTTTTCTTCAAAGTTTTCTCTAGTTGTACGTATTATCTGACGTTCTTTTGTAAGATTATCTAAACCGGTGCGTTCTACAACATCAAAAACACCAGAATGTTGTAATGCTCTTATAAGATAAGCATCGGGTGCTTGAGTTATTGCGGTACTAAAACTAGCATATTGACTATTACTTCTTCGCTGTCCGGTATCATCTTTAAAAGAACTTGGATATACAGCTACTACAGGTTTTCGTATAGGAAGAGGCACCTCTGCTAAATCAGTTAATAAAGAACTAACTTCGGCTGATTCTATATGTCTTATAGGTGGTATTCCGTTATCTAATGGATCAACAATCAACGCACAACTAGAAAGTAAAAGAACCAAGAGGTACAGTAATTTCTGTTGTATTGCCTTCTTCATCTGTAATTATTAATGTTACTTTATCGTCTTCTACTCTATATTCTATTGTATTGCCTTCTAATTCAAGAACACCAAAATCTGACGCAGTTTCTCCAAATAAACTATCTACCAACTGCCTTGATAACTGTGCATAAATACGACTTTCTAAATTACGAATAAATCTAGCTAAAGTTGTGTTGTCAGCCTCTCTTTCTAAATCTTCTACATAGGCTTTGATTTCTTCACGAATAGCTTCTTTTCTATTAAATTCTTGATTTTCTATAGTCAGGTAGTGACTAGATGTGCCAACACCAGAAAAACTTGGGTTTTTAAATTTATGGGTCATTTCATCTGCTTGCACAGATAAAACTACAAACATAAAAATTATCATGGAAGCTATCAGCAACACTTCATCAGGACGTTTAGAAGGCATAATTTTTATAGATAAGTAATTACTAAATCTACACTTTTTACTGTATCTATCCAATAAAATGTTATATAGCCTAGCCAACTGAATGCAATTAAAAAGCAACATACTACTGTGTATCTTTTCCAATTTGCTAGTAATAAATCTATTGAGATATCAATAAAATTAAATACCTTTTGTCTTTTAGATAGTTTCTTTTTTCTTGGCATAGCTGCTCCTTAATTAAATGCCCAAACAAAAACTGCTAATAATCCAATCAAAGATAACAAAATAAATGCAATAGAAGTTATTTCTATAGTCTTACCTAATTTATTTAGATATATTGTATCTCGTTCAGGATTAAACCTTTCGTCCTCATAAATATACTTATCACGCGGAAAAGGTCTTTTGGGTATAGGTTCAAATATTACGTTGTCTATTGAGACTAACTGTTCTTCTTCTATTCTTTTTACTTCTGCCTCTTGGTACTCCGTCCATTTTTTACCGTACTTTTCATACATAATATTATTAAAGTCAGCGTCTAAAAATGCTTGATCTTCAGTCTTTTCTTTGGTCATCTCTATCTGCCTTTGCTATTTTATTACTGTCTATTAACTGTGGTACACCAAGTATTGTTTTTATAAGTGTGTCTTGTCTAATAATTTCATTGTCTAAACTTCTTATGCGATCTATAAGAGCTACTAAGATGCCGTGTTGTGAATCTAATTTAGTTCCAAGTCTATCTTCCATTTGAGATATTTGATCGGCTACTTTATCATCTAGCACATCTAGTTTAGTTTCCATGCCGTCTATTATTCTATTTATAAGCTTCCAAATAAAAATACCTAGTCCTAGAGCAGCAGCTATTGGAAACCCAACTTCTGCTATAAATAAAGTAATATCTTCCATTATTTAACAGGCTCAAACAACCCTAGTTCAATTAATCTTGTTCTATTAGCAGAATGCACGGCTTCTATAGCTTCTTTACTTTGTCCAAAGTAAGCAGCAGCATGAAAGTTATCTATCATTAATTGATTAATATTTACTCCATCAACAACTACATCACCTAATACTCTACCAAATTTACCTTTAGAATCTTTTAATTTAGTTTGTATTACAACTTTAGTTCCATTTTCTATAGCCTCTTTTAAGAAAGCCGAAGCCATTTTTCCTCTAGCTTTTTCATCCAAGTTACGAGTACGTGACTCGGGAGTATCAATGCCATATAAACGAACACGACACTTATGAAAAATATCAAACCCAAGATCAAGAATAACGTCCACAGTGTCGCCATCGACCACTCTTTTAACTGTGCAACTATATTCATACATTATTTTGCCTTTTTCTTTTTAGATTTTTTACGTTTTTTTAAAGAACCTTTTGTTACTTGATTCTTCATATTAGCTCTACTAATTACCATTTTACTTTATTAGCCCAATATGCTGCTGACATCTTTCCTTTTTTTATGTTTTTACCATGTCTTGCTTTAAAAGATTTACGTCTAGCTTTTTGTTTGGAAGATTCACCTGCTTTTGGTTTACCGGCTGTTTTAACACCTTGCTGTCCAAAACGTATAGTTTTTATTTTGTCGCCTTCTTTGGCTACAACAATATGTGATTTTTTAGGATGATTAGGAGTACGTTTAGGTTTGTTAAAACCAGATACACCTGCTCTTGCTAATCTTGAGTCTTTCTTTTTAGCCATTATCTTTTTTTACCCTTATGTAATCCGTGTTTGGCGTGTTGTTTACCTTTTTTAGTAGCTGCTCTTTTTTTCTTATTAGCTGCTGCTAGTTTTTTTCTACCTTTAGGAGTTGATTTAAGTTTTTTTATCGTTGAAGCTGGTGCATAAACTTCTCCTGTTTCAGAAGATTTTTTGCCACTTGGAGTTCTCCACTTTTGTTTAGACCACCGTTTAAGGCTTTTTTGTGTTTTTTTTAGTGCCATGTGTTTTCCTATTCTTCTTCTAATCCCTCACTATATAAATTGTTAAAAGTAATAGATGGGTCTGTATAACTTTGATGTCCTTCTGCCGAATGTATGTATTGAGATGGTGCAAAATCAGGAGCACCTTCTCCTGTTCTCCATAAAGCAGGACTGGTTGCTCTGACTCTATTGTTAGGTAAAGCAACTATATTACCTTGCCATTCGCAATCTTCTGTTATGTATAAAACATGAGATTGTTTATGTTGATCAGGGCTATCTGCTATTTGATTATTAGTATAATCAACTGTAAATAAATAACGACTTTGATAAAAGTCATTATTAATTTTACTTATCCAAGGACTAGAGCTCACTCTATCCATTACAATTACTGAATGGTCTCTTGATTCACAATCCCAAGGCTGTACTAAATGATCCTCCATACGCTCTGGAAACTGTTGCATAGCCATATCAAAAACTAATGCCTGTATAGGCATTCTTGCCCACATAGCACCACCATGAATATTTTTTAATTCATCATCATTATCTATTTCACATCCCGTAAAAACTACTTGAAAACTCAAAGACCTATCAGGTATCGTATTAACAGCTATAGCTAATGCGTGTATATATTCATCGTGATAATCTTGATGATCACAGGTAAATTCTTTTCTAACCCAACATTTAAAATAAGGTATGTTGCTTATTAAATGCGACATATTCTGCTCCTTTTGTATTAGTTTTTGTAACCGCCCCCTTTGGCTTTATATTGTTTAGCTAACATTTGTGCTTTTCTAGCACTCCATTGTCCGGGTTTACCACCTTTAGAACCTGCTTTAATTCTGTTAAAAAGAGATTTTCTCATACCGGGCTTTGTATAGTTTCCTGCTTCGTTAACTTTACTTTTACTTTTTTTCTTAGTTGAACCACCTTTTTTAAGTTTTAAACTTTGCAAAGTCTTAGCTTGCCTAGCGTGTGTCTTACTAGCTTTCTTTAAACCTTTTACAACTTTATTAACTTTTGCTTTAGTTTTATTTGCGGGTTTTTTTTGTGGCATCTTTATTCCTTTTAAATGATCTATTTTTAGATTTAGTAGTAACTTTTAAATTACTTTTTTTACTATTTCTAGGATTACCGTCTTTGTGATGAACATCTTTGCCATCACCTTTTTTTACTTTTTTAGCCTTAATAAGCATTCGTCTAGCTTTATTTCTTCCTACACGATTCTTTTTTTGTTTAGGTTTTCCTTGATAATTATCGTATTCTTTTCTGTAATTACGCATTTGATTCTTTTGGAACTTCCCAACAATTAAGGTTAGATGCTACTGTCCTTCTTTCACCCTCACCTTTGAAGGGATAAACCATGTGTTGTAACCAAGAAGGAAATACTAATAGTTTTCCTACAGTTGGCTTTATTACAAAAGACTGAGGTGGTCTTAGTCTTTCTGTGTTCATTAATTCGTTTCTCCCATATTGAAAAGCAATGTAGCCATCGCAATCGCCAGATGTATTATATAAAGAGTAGTTTGGCGACCCAGCAGTAGGTTGATCTAATATTTGTTGGGGTACTTTTGTCCAACCAGTAGTAGATATTCCCATTATGGTTTTTGTGCCGTGATCGTGGATTGGATTATAGTCACCTTCATAACTATGTACCGACCATGTTTCATCGATGGCTACTGCCTTTGGAGAAGAAAGGCGAGAGCCTGTGTTATTGTTAAAAAAGTTTATGTAATCAGCACCAAGACTACAAATAAACTCAGAATATTCTTTTACTCTAGAGTCGTCATTATCCATCAATAACTGTTCGCCTTGGGATATTTGTCCTACTAAAGTATCAGCTAATGATTTTTTATTTTGATCTTCTTTATATTCATCAAGGTAATCGTTTAAGTCATTCACCATACTTATAGGCATTTCTGTTTCCATAACGAAAACAGAGGGCATATTATGTACTGTGACTTCTGCCATTAACTAGGTACGCTAAATGCTTGGTCTGGTGTACTTTCTACTGTTGGATTAGTAATAACGCTATCTACTTGACTAGCAAATATTACATCCCATTTCGATACAGGACAGATAGCTACTAAGTTAGCGTTTGTCCAACTGCCTTTAGCTTTTAGCGTAAAGTTAGTTGTAGTGCTGCCATCAGTATTAGTATCTGTTTGGTTTACTGTAGTAAAAAAAGTAGATGTGTAATAAGTAGAATCACCTTCACTTCCGTTTTCATATTTCATTGCTATATCCCATTTGTCAACTTTGCTACTGCTATTAACGTATGGGGTACAACTTGTTATTGCTTTTGTTACTGCCATTTTTTACTCCTTAATGTAGTTTCTTTTTAATTTCATCAATCTCTGTTGATAATTCTTGTATTGCTTTGACAAGTATAGTTTCTAAATTAGTTGCTCCTATACGTTGTCTGCCATCTACTTCATCTTCTTGCCAAAGATCAAATCCATCTTTAATTTCATCGTGTGCATCTATAACAGCTTTTACTTCTTGTGCTATAAATCCATGATTAATTTTATCATTCATAGTTCTTGTTTCTGAATCTTCTCTATAAGCATTTAGTTCTGGAGATATATCTTTCTCTTTTTTCCATCTAAAAGTTACTGGTCTTAAATCGTTTATAAAAGACAAACCAGCCTCTTGGTCTTGTATATCTTCTTTTAATCTTATATCAGAAGGAGCGGTTATTGTAGTAGCACCAAAAGCTATATTAGAATCATTAGTTCCATCACCAAAAGTAAAGTTACTGTTACCTACACAAGTTATACCTTGTCCCATAACAATTTGGTTATTGGCTCCAACTGCACTAAAAGCATGATTATTACCTACCGCAACATTTTGTGAACCTGTGGTTAAGGCATCACCTGTTGCACGACCTATAAGTACATTATCATCACCTGTAGTTATTTGACTTCCAGCATTACCACCTACACAAACATTTCTGTCAGCAGAAGTTGCAACATTTAGTGCTATGTCGCCTATAGCTACGTTATCTGCTCCAGTTAATTGTGAACCAGCAGCAGCACCTATAGCCACGTTAGAGTTACCACAAGCAGCACTTAAAGCGTTATAACCAATAGCTACATTTTGTACTGAACTTCCAATCGCATCACCAGCAAAACTACCCATTACAACATTTAATGTACCAGTGCTTATGTTAGAACCAGCATCTTGTCCAATCGCTACATTGTTATTACCATTACAGTTTGTTCCAGCACTATCCCCTATAAACACGCATTGTGCTCCTGTTGTAGTGTTAGAACCAGCATAAGAACCTATAGCTACGTTAGTTGATGCTGTTGTGAGGTCCTCTAAGGCTTGAAGTCCTACTGCTGTACATCTTGTTCCAGTTGTAACACTTGCAAGAGCAGACTTTCCTACTGCTGTGTTTAAGCCTCCTGTTGTCATTGCTCCTAGTGCTGATCGACCTACTGCTGTGCTGCTAGATGCTGTTGTTGAGGCATCCATTGCTTGTGAACCGACAGCAGTGTTATCTGCTCCTGTGGTGTTTGAGAGTAAAGCATTTCTACCAACTCCAGTATTATCAGATGCTGTTGTATTTGCCTGTAAAGCATTAACACCAACTCCTGTGTTGTTAGTGCCTGTGGTATTTACCAATAATACAGCATAACCAACTCCTGTGTTGTCACCTGCTCCTACATCTGCTGTTAGTGTGCTTTTACCAATAGCTACATTATTACTGCCCGTAGTGTTTTGGGCTAAAGCAAGTTCACCCAAAGCTGTGTTTGCTTGTCCTGTAGTGTTTGCTTTTAAAGCATCTTTACCAACTGCTACATTATTCGCTCCATTATTTTGTTCTAATGCTGCAACTCCTACAGCCGTGCTATTACTCCCAGTCGTATTTACTGTAAGTGCGTCTCTACCCACAGCAGTATTAGCCGACCCTGTGGTATTGGCATCTAAAGCATTATTGCCCACCGCAACATTATTGTCTCCTGTGGTGTTTGCTGTTAAGGCTTGATGCCCAAAAGCAGAATTGTTTGATGCTGTCGTATTAGCTAACAAAGCATTTTTACCAAAAGCATTGTTAGATGCACCAGTTGTATTCGCTCCTAAT